ATATTTATTAAATCAATGATCAACAAAAAACATGGAGGAAATAATGAGTGATCAACAGGCAGTGGTAGAACAAGTAGTTCAACCATCTGGAAGTCCAGCGACTTCTCCAGTAAATAATAATGTTACAAGTGTAGTTGAACAAGCTGCAGTAGATTGGAAAACAAGTATTGCAGAAGACATCAGAGCAGATAAATCTTTAGCACCTATTAAAGATATTAATAGTTTAGCTAAAAGTTATATTCATGCACAAAAATTAGTTGGGGTAGAAAAAATACCACTACCTAATAAACATGCAACTGAAGAAGATTGGAATGTAGTTTATGATAAACTAGGAAGACCCAAATCTCCGGAAGAATATAAATATAATATATCTGAAGATGCAAACATTGATGAAGGCGCTTTAAAAGTATTTTCTGAGCAAGCTCACAAATTAGGTTTATTACCACAGCAAGCAGATGGTGTTGTTAAATTTTATAATGACATGATGTCTGAAAATTTAAAAAGTTTAGATGCTGCTGCTGAAACAGCTCGTGTTGAAAGTGAACAACAACTTCGTAAAGAATTTGGTAGAGCTTTTGAACAAAAGATAACTAAAGCATCACAATTAGCTAGAGAGTATGTTGGAGAAGATGTTCTTAACATGAATTTAGAAAGTGGTGTTAAATTAGGTGATCATCCACAAGTTGTTAAAGCATTTGCTAAATTAGCTGAAATGGTAGGAGAAGATAGCTTTGTAGCGCAATCTGGTCCAAACTATTTAACTCCTAATGAAATAGAGAATGAGATAGCTAAATTGCAAGCTCCAGGATCTGCTTATTGGAATAAATCACATCCAAACCATGATAAAGCTGTTCAAGAAGTTTTCGCTTTACGTCAGCAGTTAACTGATGTATAGAGCAAATCACTAGGATAATCTTTTAGACCCTATTGGCATTTGGAAAAGACAAACATCTACGAAGATGTAAAACTCTAGAATAGATCCACGTTGTGGAAAATCCATTCGTTTATTTAAATTAAACTTAACCAATGGAGATGACAATATGTCAAATCAAATAACAACTGCTTTTGTACAGCAGTACAGTTCAAACGTACAAATGCTATCTCAACAAATGGGATCGTATTTAAGAAGCGCTGCGGATGTTGAAACAATCGTTGGCAAAAATGCTTTCTTTGATCAAGTAGGAAAAACTACTGCTGTTCTAAGAACATCGCGCCACTCTGATACACCCCAAGTGGACACTCCACATAGTCGTAGACGAGTTAGTCTTGGAGACTATGAGTGGGCTGATCTAATAGACAATGCAGACAAAGTTAGAATGCTAATTGATCCAACTTCTTCTTATGCAAAAGCTGCGGCTGCTGCTATGGGAAGAGCGATGGATGATGTTATCATTACAGCTCTTGGCGGCACAAGTTATACAGGAGAAACTGGAGCTACTTCGGTATCTTTACCTTCTGGTCAAAAACCTTACAGTTCATCACAAACTGATGGTTTAACTATAACTAAATTGTTGGAAGCTAAAAAAATCCTAGATGTAAATGATGTTGATCCATCTATACAAAGATACTTTGTATGTGGACCAAAACAAATCTCTGATTTATTAGGAACAACACAAATCACATCTGCTGATTTCAATACAGTTAAAGCTCTAGCTCAGGGTCAAGTAGACTCTTTCTTAGGTTTTAAATTTATTGTTAGCAATAGATTAGCATTTGATGCAACTAACACTGACGACAGACTATGTTATGCCTTTACAGCTGATGCTATTAAATTAGCTATCGGTAAAGATGTTATGGCAAGAATTGACGAGAGAGCTGACAAATCGTACAGCACTCAAGTTTATTACTGCATGAGCATTGGCGCAACTAGAATGGAAGAAGAAAAAGTTGTTCAAATAGCGTGCGACGAATAATAACTAACTAGGAGAAAATATAATGGCTACATTATACTCAAACCAAAAAACCAAATGGTCTCAAAACGTACCTTCTGAAAAGATTGATACTAATGAACTAGGTGGAAGAATGAGAATTGCATTTGCTGATATTACATTAGCATCTGCACAAATCGGCGACGTAGTAGAATTAGTTAACCTACCCAATGGTGCAAGAATCATTGATGGTTACTTAACTAACGCTGCATTAGGTTCATCTACAACTTTATCAGTTGGAAATGCTGCCTATAAAAATGCTGCAGGAACTGTTGTTGCTGCCGCTGCTGCTAGTTACTTAGCTGCTACATCTACATCAAGTGCTGCTAGAACAGATGCCTTTGCAACTATTGCATTAGGTGCTGGTTCAGTAGTAGATGCTAATGAAAATGGTTTACCAATTACAGCTACGTTAGCTGGTGGTGCCGCTTCAGGAGTAGTTCAAATTGCTGTAAGATACGTAGTAGATTAATACTACCTTAAATGGTGGGGACTAAAAATCCCCACTGTTTATTATGAAGAAAACAGACAACATAAAAACAATTTTACATTTACAAAATAAAGATTATATCTATCGCTATGTTCTAGTTGATAGATTTAAACATACATCAACTGCACATCATGGTTTTGATAAAAGTCTAGAACTAACAGAGGCAGAGATATTTGCCAAAGTTAAACCTAGACAATTAAGACGTAAATATATAATAAAAAAAGATTAGTATGGCATCAGTTGTAGAAATTTGTAATAATGCATTAAACCAGCTTGGTGCTTCAACAATCCTTTCACTTACAGAAGATTCTAAAAATGCAAGACTTTGTAATGCAAGATATGAAAGTATTCGTAATGCGGTATTTAGATCTCATGCCTGGAATTGTTTAATGGCAAGACAAGAGCTTGCAGCAGACACAGCAACTCCTGCTTGGGGCTGGGCTAAACAATTTACATTACCATCAGACTGTTTAAGAGTTATTACAATATCTGATTATGATTATGATTATAAAATTGAAGGTAGAAAAATAATGGCAAACGTATCTCCAATAAAACTTCAATATGTAAAATTAGTTACCGATCCAAATGAATATGACACATTACTTGCTGAAACTATTTCAGCTGCTTTAGCTGCTGATATTGCTTTTGCTGTTACTGCTAATGCTACATTAGTAACAACAATGAAAGAAATTTATAAAGATAAATTAGGTGAAGCTAAACACGTTGATGCTACAGAGGGTCAAAACACAGATCCTAATATGGGTCAAGTTGATGTAATATTATCAGACGAATTTATCAACAGTAGGTTTTAATTATGGCAAGAGTATCAACAGCTCTTACTAACTTTACTGGGGGTCAGTTATCTGATCGTATGGAAGGAAGAACAGACTTCCAAAAATATTTTAGTGGCTGCAAGACTTTAGAAAATTTTATAGTTCAACCTCATGGTTCGGTTACACGAAGACCAGGAACTACCTTCGCAGCAGAAGTTAAAACATCTTCTTTAAAAACAAGATTAATCCCTTTTGAATTTTCAACTGAACAATCTTATGCTTTAGAATTTGGAAATAATTATATTCGTTTTTATAAAGATAATGGAGCTGTATTAGAAGCTAATAAAACTATAACAGGAATTACACAAGCTAATCCTGGTGTTGTTACATCAGCATCTCATGGTTTCTCTAATGGAGATACAGTTGTTATATCTGGTGTTGTAGGAATGACACAAGTTAATGGTAAAAGATTTAAGGTAGCAAGTGTTGCAACTAATACATTTCAGTTACAAGATATAGATGGTAATAACGTAAACACTACATCTTATACTGCATACACATCTGGTGGTATTGCAAATAGAGTTTATACATTAACAACAACTTATTTAACTGCAGATTTATTTAACATTAAATATGCTCAGTCAGCTGATGTTATGTATTTATGTCATCCTGATTATTCTGTAAAAAAATTATCTAGAACTGGACATACATCCTGGACAATTACAGAAGTAGATTTTACTGATGGACCCTATTTAGATGATAATATTACAACTACAACATTTGGTATGTCATCACATACTGTTGGAACAGGAAGAACATTAACAGCATCCGCTATAACTGGAATTAATAATAATACAGGTTTTCAATCTACTGATGTTGGTAGACTTTTTACTTTTAGAGATGGTTATGGTGAGATCACAGCTATTACTAGCACAACAGTTGTAACAGCAACAGTTTTAAAAGATATGGGTTCTTCCTCTACTACCACTGCGTGGGCATTAGGCGCTTTTTCAGACACTACTGGTCATCCTTCTTGCGTAACCTTTTATGAACAACGATTAGTATTTGCAGGAACAAGTGATCAACCACAAACATTATTTTTTTCAAGATCAGGAGATTATGAAAACATGCATGAAAATAGAGGAGGAACTGTAGCTGCAGATGATGCAATGATTTATACAATAGCATCAAACCAAGTAAACGTCATACAATCTTTAAAAGCAACAAGAACATTAATTATATTAACATCAGGTGGTGAGTTTACATTAAACTCAGATTCTACAGGAACTGCAGTATCACCTACAAATATAAATATTAAAAAACAATCTAATTATGGAGCATCAAATATAGATGCGCTATCAGTTGGTAATGCAACTTTATTTGTTCAACGTGCTAAAAGAAAATTAAGAGAACTTGCTTATAATTTTGACACAGATGGATATGTAGCACCAGACATGACTATCCTAGCCGAAGACGTTACCTTATCTGGATTAGATGAACTAACATATCAACAAGAACCACATAGTATTATTTGGGGTATTCGTGGAGATGGAATTTTAGTTGGTTTAACATATCAAAGATCAGAACAAGTTGTTGCTTGGCATCAACATAAATTAGGTGGATCTTTTGGAGCTACAACTCATGGTATTGTTGAAAGTGTTATTTCTATTTCTGGAAATTCTTATAATAGAACTGATGAAGATCAACTTTGGGTTATTGTTAAAAGAACAATAAATGGAGTAACAAGAAGATATGTAGAATATTTTACACCATTTCAATTTGATAGTTCACTTACACAATTTCAATTTGTTGACAGTGGTTTATCTTATTCAGGATCTGCAACTAGCACATTAACTGGATTAGATCATCTTGAAGCTCAGTCTGTAACTGTTATTGCTAATGGATCAACACATCCTAATAAAACTGTATCTTCAGGATCTATTACATTAGACAGAACAACAACTGCTGCAAAAATTGGATTAGGTTATACATCAACATTACAAACAATGAGATTAGATGTTGGATCACAAGATGGAACTTCACAAGGAAAAACAAAAAGAATATTTGATGTTACATTAAGATTTTACGAAACAGTCGGAGCTAAGGTGGGTCCAGATACTTCTAACTTAGAAGAAATACCATTTAGATCTTCTGCTGCATCTATGGATGTTGCTGTTCCTTTATTTACTGGAGATAAGAAAATTGAATTTAGAGGTAACTTTGAAACTGATGGATATCTTTTTGTAATACAAGATCAAGCTCTACCTATGACAATATTATCATTATATCCAAGATTGATTACTAATGATGGATAACATTAATATTATTCCTTTTAAAAAGGAACATGCACATCATATTATTAGCAATCCAATGAATGATCCTGCTATTCAGATTGCACCGCAATTTAAAAAATATGCATTATTTTTAGAAATACCAGGAATGTCATTTACTGCTATTAAAGATGGAAAGATTGTGGTATCAGGCGGTATTGGTATATTATGGGATAATGTTGCTGAGGGATGGGTTTTGGCAACTAATGATGTATGGAAGAATCCTATATCTATTGCAAGACACGTTAAAAAAAAACTAGATATTTTAACAAAAACTTATAAAGTGAAA